GAGGGGCAGCAGGGGGCGGAAGTGAAACCCTTGCCGTGATAATGGAACGGATTGCCGCAGTGGTTAAATACCGGGTCCGCCGCCTTACGCCGCTTGAATGTGAACGCCTGGACGGGTTCCCGGACGAATGGACAAGGTACGGGGCAAGCGGCAAAGAAATGTCCGACAATGCCCGTTACATGGCACTGGGCAATAGTATAGCGGTTCCATGTGCGGAACGTGTCTTTATCGGCATAAAAAAAGCAGAAAGCGAGGAATGAAGAATGAGAGAAAAAGGGCTTTATTTTGCGGCGAGGGAAGCGGAAGAAATAGGCTTTTCTATTGCACTGGTGTACATACCGCAAGAAAAGGATTTGCAGTTTTCTATTATGTTGGGCAGTTACATGGTTGCTATTGGGTGGACATTTTAAAAGAAAGGAAAACAGAGCATGACAAATTTAGAAGTGTTTTATTGATTGCGGTTTTATTGATACTCATAGGCGGCGGAGTAATTTTATACCTGGGACTGGCCGGGTTAGCCATTATTTATTCAATGGGTGCAAATGAAAGCCCAAGGGGACGCCGTATTTTCTTTGGTGTCCTGGGCGTGGTTATGATAGTTGCCTTTGTGTGTGCTTCCATTTATTTGCACAAGTACGGGTGGCCGTTATGAAGTTACGGGAATTTTTGACCGTATTTGAACAATCGGACAGATTACGGATTGTAAAGAACGAAAAGGACGTTTATACGGGGTTCCTGGCCCTCATGGCACACGCCGGGAACATGGAAGCACTTATGGACGCAGAGGTTAAGCGGTTCAGACCAACGCCGGAAATAAGACATAAGGAATGGCAAAAACGTGGGCTTATGGCACCGTTGCAACCGCAGGAAACGCCGGAATATTCCTTTTCAGATTTGCAGATGAACCTATACAACACCATTTATTTATAGGAGAACGAGACATGGCGGACATGACAATAACGGTAAAAATTGAAGATTTACCGGAATTTAAGGCCAGGCTTGCCAGGATAAAGAAAATTATGCGGCGGCGTGCCTGGGTAAACGGTCATAGGACCGGGAAAGCGAGGAAAAGCACATGGAAAAGAGCGTGACACCATTAAACGGAATTGTGGAGCCGGATTTTTTGGAATACCTGGACAAGACATTTAAGCGGTGGCAGCAGTTAGCCGCCCAGGGCGTGACACTGGGCGGCCGTGAGATTGCAAAATTGACAGATACCGTATATGGGGCGAAACTTAACGCCCGTTATGGATTTGAAGCAGTTGCACGCCGGGAACCGGACGAAGAGGGCCAGGACCGTTTTACCCTTATGATTTACAAGAACCGTGAAGCGGTGGAAAATGACCCACCACTTTATCATTTCACAACACCAATTCACAGATAAGAAAGCGAGGAATTTAACATGGGATTTATGGACGGTTTTACAAGTGACGGAACCGTGGACATGAAGCACACGGAATATTACAACCTTATGAAAGAAGCGGCAAAAGCGGAATTGTTGAGCAATGCGGTAAAAGCGGAAGTGCCGGGCTTTTATATCCAGGCAATGATTACCGGAGAAAAGCCGGAATTTTTAAGCGAATTGGAAGCAGAGGAAGAGGACACGGGATTTCATGCGGAATATGAGCAGATTACCGGGGCAGTTGTTTCCATATTTGAAGCATGGCAGAAAGAAAACGGCGTGGAGAGTGCCGCCGCTTCCCTACACCGCCTTATTGACACCCTGGAATTAAACCGCATTGACGAATTAAGGACGATTGCGGAAAACCAGGAAGAATATAGAAAGAAACTGGAAGCAGCATTTGAAGAAATGGGGAATACCATGGAAATCATGGCGAAAATGCCGCCTATTACCGTATGTATGGATTTTGGCAACAAGAAAGGCAATGCGGCAGCAGGAGAACCGGAAGAGGGAAAGACCCAGGGCCGTGATTGTTGGAGTTGCCGGACGTGTGGAAATACAAAGCCCGTAAGCATGGACGTGGAGAAATGCCGGGAGTGCGAGGACGGGAGCCAATACACGGAAGCGGACACGCCGGACGAGAAAAGCCACGAAATGGAGAGCGAAGAGGAAAGCGAGGAACCGGACAATGGCAATGAATGAGTTAAGAAAAGAAGTGGAAGCCGCCGCAATGGCGGAATTAAACCGGGCAAATGCAAAGTTTCCTTTATTCAATAGCACACATGAGGGTTACGCCGTCATTTTAGAGGAAGCAGAGGAAGCCCAGGAAGCAATGGAAAACGTAAAAACTTCCCTGGCCGTCCTTTGGGACCGGGTAAAAGGCATAGAAGTGGCGTGCTTCCTGGACAAAGATACCACACCAACGGCAATTTACCACCAGGCCATTGACGCCGCTTGTGAAATGGTGCAGACGGCGGCCATGCTTTTAAAGTATGAAATGAGCCTGGGGGCAAAGGCAGGAGAGAAAGGAGAAAACACACATGGCGATTTATGCGGTTGATTTTGACGGCACACTGGCAGTTACCAGGTTCCCGGAAATCGTGGAGCCGAAACGGAAGATAGTAGCGGCGGTTAAAATGCTCAAAGCAAATGGCCACAAGGTCATTCTTTGGACGAGCCGGGCAGGGCGTGACCTGGAAGCGGCGGTGGAATGGTGCCACGGCCAGGGCTTAGAGTTTGACGCCGTGAATGAGCCTTTGCCGGAGCAGGTGGCAAGGTGGGGGAATGACACAAGAAAGGTTTATGCAGATTTTTACATAGATGATAAGGCCATGAGCGTAAGCGAGTTGGAAGCCATTATGGACAAAGTGGTGGACATTGTGGGCGAGTATGTAAACCAGTAGCAGGAAAGGAAATGGGACACCATGATAAAGCGGATAATTGGGGCGTTATATGGGATTTTTTTAGAAGAACCGTTGGACCGCCTACATAATTGGCAAAAGAGATTTGAAAAAGAATATCTGAACTATTGCCGGACGGGGTGCAAGAATTGTTACAAGTGGAATGGTTATTGCAGGAGCCAGGCAAGCGGAACACCCTATAAGAAATTCCGCCGGAAGTATCACGATATGAGTAAATATCGCACGGACGTATAAGCAGGAAAGCGAGGAACTTAACATGGGAAACACTATTGCAATGATTTTAGGTAATGAACGTAGCAGGACAACACCGGACTTTATCCGGGGTAGCAGGGTCCGCCGCCGTGAAGAATTTGAAAGTGCAGAGAGCGACAGGGACATGGCCGTAAAAAGAGAGGTACGGGCCATTATGGCCGCCATTGACAAAGAACTGGGGAACTATCAGAGTTTGGCGGAATTGGATTTTAGAGCGGGATTTGTGACTGGGAAGATTTATGAGAAAGAAGCCGCCGGGCTTATCACGCCGGGGTATCGTGCGGAACTGATTAGAATTTTATACGCAAAGTATGAAACCATTAGAGGATTGGAAAGCGAGGGCGTGTAATGCAATTTGTAATCCAGGGAATGAAGTATGACACGGAAAAAATGCGGAAAGTGGCAACCGTAAAGAAATGGTATAGAGAAGATATCTATTTGAACCGGGCAATGTTTCCGGGCAAGGAAGTAGGACGGACACATAAATGTGAATTATGGAAGTCTGAAAAAGGAAATTGGCTTTTAACACATGAAATGGATTATAGCAAGAGCATGGGCGAAGCCATAACAGAAGAGAAAGCCAAGGAACTTTTAATGAGGTATGCAACGCCAATATATGAAGAAATGTTCGGAGAGTTGCCGGAAGCGTAAAAGGGGAAAAGCGAAACCCGGTTGCAAGGTGGGGAACCAAAACAACCGGGTTGGAACTTAACACCCATATTATAACACAAGATGTAGAGGAAATAAAGCGGTATTTTCTATATATAGGAAGAAAGGCGGCAATCATGGCGATACGGATTATTTCAGCGGCAGCAGGAGCCGCAATATTGATTTTGGCAGCCCTGGGCATTTTGGCTTATGCGATAGCGGCAAAAGCCTGGAACGAATTATTTGACTGATTTTTTAGATAGAGCGGCACCGCTTCCCCGTCCTTGTAATGGGTATTAACAAACCGGACACCCTATTGAAATTATTTACATAGGGCATAAGGGACCAAGGCAGAGGGCAGGGGGAGAGAGGTTTTACATAAAGGTGGGGAACTATGAAAAAAAAACTCTATGACAACTACGATTATGAGGAAGCATACCAAAAGCAGATAGCGAACCTG